AACGGAGATGAATATAAACGTTACTGCTGCGGAAAGTGCAAGGCGGTTATTTATACGTCAGAAAAAGAACAGATAATACCGTTTGTTTTCAAACGCTGTCCGAATTGCGAATCAAAAATGATTCCTTGTTTTTCTGAATTTGAAGATCATACGGTCAGCGGTTTACTTGATGATTAGGAGGAATAACCATGAAATATGAGATAATAAACCCGTCCGACAAGGTATATATCACAGCTGAAGATGACCTGATAGCAAAAATCGTCTGCTATTACCTTGGTAACGGAACATACATGCTTGAAAACGATAAGGGAGAGCTTTTGACAGGGTTTCTTGAGCCGAATATTGATATTGAGGGAAAAGAGCTTGAAAAATATATTTACACTCATGCGGTAGAAATAGCCGATGCACTTGACAGCCTTGTTTATCGATACGAAAGAACAAGTATGAATGATATCGGCGAAAAGGCTCACGTTATCGCAAAAGCGTTACGAACTGTCACAAATGCCGATGAAGAAAGCGAGGATAAAGCGAATGAGTGATAATTTACCCGCAAAAATAGTTGAAACGCCTTTATATCCCGTGATGATAAGAGCATATTGTAAGAAATGCGGCGCTGAGCTGATCCGTGATAGGTGGACGTTATTATCCTCTCCGCCACAATATCAGTACCGCTGTGAAAAATGCAATATAGATTTTGTTAGTCGCGAGGAATTTCCGAGGATAGCCTATAAAACACAAGACGAAAGCGAGGATAACGACAATGGATAAACCGGTAACATTAATAATCACCTACAAGGACGGCGCACAGGCTCAACTGCTTGTATCACCGCAGACAGCGGACAGGATATTGAACTCTACAAGACAGAGCTTTATTACATTTGAACTGCTTCCTGTTCGTACCGAGAGAGGCATTGAATATCATCATGCTGCTATCAATACCTCAGAGATAAAATGTATTGATATCATAACACAGGAGGACGACAATGACAGCTAAAGAATACTTATCGCAATATCGCGATGCTGTAGAGGACATAAAAGTTAAGAATGCCGAGCTCGAGAAGCTGCGAGAAGATGCTGTTTCCATTTCACCTTCTTCGTCTGCTGAGCACACTACAGGGAATATTTCTGATAAAGTTGGCAGAAAAGCACCCGAGATAGCGGATCTCGAACGTGAGATTGAGGAAGAGAAAGCTGCGGCTCGACTGCTACGGCGTGATATTAGGGCGTCAATATCTGAAATCCCTATAAAAGACCTGCGGCACCTACTTACATATCGCTATATTTGTGGCTGCACGTTTGAACGCGTTGCTGTCAAAATGGGCAGAAGTTATTACCATGTCGTTCATCGTCTTCACCCTGCTGCTCTGAAAAAAATTGGTGATACAAATTTTTCAAAAAAATGAAAAATGTTATTGAATGTTACATAGGATATATGATATTCTATACACATAGAAGTATGACATAGTCTCATTGGGAACTCTCCTTAATTCGCGGAAAGCCTTCGGAAACGGGGGCTTTTCGCATTTTCAGAAAGGCCGTGAGGTGCGATATGCTGAAAGCGTGTTCCAGATGCGGGAGGATACACGAACGAGGTTTTGTATGTATGCCGAGAACAACATACAAGCAGGAGCGAAACTCACAGGCAGACAAATTCCGTAATACTTCTGTATGGCGTCAGAAGTCAGAAGATATCAAGACGCGGGATATGCACCTGTGTAGGATATGCCTGACGAAGCAGTATAACACTGTCCTGCAATATAACTCTCGGAAGCTGTCTGTGCATCATATAGTGCCGCTTGCCGAGGACTACGACAAGAGGCTTGATGATGATAATCTCATTACTCTGTGCAGTTATCATCACGAATTCGCAGAGCATGACCGGATCCCACGGCGATTACTCCGCGACCTTGCCCGAGTTCCGGTAAAACTTTAGTGAACTAAAGTGGATCCCCCCTACCCCTCGCGATTTTTGCCCCGAAAGGGCTGACATCTACGCCGCACCTCTGTAAATAAAAAATTCCCCGATGGGAAAAATGCAAATTTTAAAAAATCTCATTTTTATTGTAATTATGCACAAAGGAGGGAAGTGTGTGAATCCACCGAAGCCCGCTGCGGTCATAGAAGCCGGAAAGAAAGCGCATAAAACCAAGGCGGAACTCAAAGCACGCAAAGAGGCTGAAAAGAGTCTTCTGAGCGGTGAAAAGCTGTATGAGCGTCCGGAGGTTAAAGACAATAAGGTCGCACACGCCGAATTTCTGCGGGTCTCGAAGCTTATGATGGCTATCGGAAAAGATGATGCCTTGTACAGCTCGGGACTGAATACATACTGCCTTATCTATGCCGAGATCGGGGAACTCAAAAAGCAAATGCTTCTGCTTGATCAGACGGCCGACCTGCTTCGTGATAGTTTTGAATATCTGGTTGACAATCCGGCAGGCGGTGTTGATCCGGAAGACATTATTCAGTTCGAGAAGTCTTACACTCGTCTGATCTCTCAGAGGCTTAACGTCAGCTCCATGATCGATAAAAAACGAAAAATGATGCTTGACATTGACAAAGAGAACTGTATGACACTTTCGGCGGCACTGAGATCTATACCTAAGCAGCCAGAGAAGAAGGAAAACCCGCTTCTTGCGGCGTTAAATGATGATGAATGATATAACACGGTATTTTGCATTCGCGTGCAGAATGCCGTTTTTGTATGCAAAAAACGAAACGGAGGAAACACAATGTACAACACAAAGAATTACACCGAACAGGGCGGAGATGTCACCCACATTGGCGGTAAGCTGATAGTTGGTGCAGATGCCGAAGTCGAGGGCCTTGTCAAGGCTCCCGCAGAGAAGATCACGGCAAGTACTGCCTCAAGTGTCGAAGCACTTAAAGACGACTTCAACAATCTGCTTGATGCACTCGGCATCAAGGCAACAGAGTAAGCAAGGCTTTACGCTTTGACTATAAAACCACAAAATATGGAGGTAATAAAAATGCACAACAGAAAACCCGAACTTCGTGCAACGGCGAAGAGCCTTGCCGAACAGCGTGCGGAAGCTCTGAAGGAGATGCAGTCTATCATTGACAAGGCAAAGGCAGAGACCCGCGCTATGACAGATGAAGAGACAGGCAAGCTCGATGAGCTCGGTAAGTCGATAGAGGCTATCGACAAGTCTATGGACGCGGAGAAGCGTGCTCTTGAAAAGCTCAGCAAGGAAGCGCCTGCGGTTGCGGACGATACCGGCACATCAGATCCCGCTCCTGCTGTGAAGAATGTTTCAGATCTTTCGGCAGCAGAGCAGAGAGCGCTTATTTCTGAGGAAGACAAGCGCTCGTTTATGAACATCATCAGCAATATGCCCGACAAGCGTGCCGGTGAGCAGAATTTCAATGTAGGCAATAACACAGCGCTTATTCCTACATCTATCTCCCACCTGATCATAACCGAGGTCAAGGAGCGCTGCCCTGTGTTCGCACTTGCGACCAGATACGCAGTCAAGGGCAAGCTTGAAGTGCCTGTTTACGGCGATAAGACCGTTGACGGTGTTGCTCACAACATCACAGTGGGCTACCAGTCAGAGTTCACCGAACTGACAGCAGATGCCGGTGCTTTCACATCTATTACGCTGGAAGGATATCTGGTCGGTGCGCTTACCCTTGTCGGCAAGCAGCTTATCAATAATTCCGAGATACCTGTTTTCGACTTCGTTGTCACCGAGATGGCAAAGAAGATATCGGAGTGGATCGAGAAGGAGCTTCTTACAGGTACCGGCGTAAATGCCTGCACAGGTATCCTTGTAGGCGCAAACAGCATCAATACCGGCAGTGCGTCTGCAATTAACGCCGATATGCTCATAGATGCTCAGGCAGCTATCCCGACTGTATATCAGCACGGTGCTTGCTGGACTATGAACCCGAAGACTTTCACAATGATAAGAAAGCTCAAGGACTCCACAGGTCAGTATCTGCTCCAGCAGAACGGCGGTATTACAAGTGCGTTCCCGTACACCCTGCTCGGTAAGCCTGTATATCTGTCAGACTTTATGCCGCTTCCCGGAGAGAACAGCAAGGTTATCATCTACGGCGATTACAGCGGTCTTTCTGTCAATATGCGTGAGCAGATAGAGATCGAAGTGCTCCGTGAGAAGTATCACACAATGCACGCTATAGGCATTGACGCTTGGTTTGATCTTGACAGCAAGGTTACAGACAAGCAGAAGCTTATCGTGCTGAAGATGGCTGCGGCGGCTTAAGCGTATGAAGATAAGTGAGGTAACATTTCAGCAGGCAAGTGATTACTGCGGAGCAGGTGAAGATGAGAGCGAATTTATCATTTCAGCGTTCATGGATTCTGCAAAAGCATTTATGGCAGGCTATACGGGTCTTAGTGTTGAGGAGCTCGATGAGCATGAGGATCTTGTTCCCGCCTACCTCACGCTTATTAACGAGATGCATACGAACAGGGACTACACTGTGGAGCAGGCTGCGGAAAACAAGTTCGTCAAGCAGGCACTTGCTATGCATTCGGTAAATTACTTATGACTTTCGACAAGAAGATAA